TGCGGGCAAATATCGTTTAAGGGCGGGGACTTGCTGCTGGCAACCTGATGTTTGGCGTGGGGGCAACGGTTGGAATGTGCAGTACGAGTTGGCTTTTAATGGGATTGGCTCGGTGCAGACAACGACTTCGGTGCCTACCACCACTTCTTCGACAACGACAACCACAACAGTGCCCCCGACAACAACAACAAGCACCACAAGTACAACATCAACGACCTCTACTACTTCTACTTCAACGACTTCAACGAGTACAACTACTTCTACTACTTCGACTTCTACAACGACATTGCCTGCAACAACAACCACACAAGCGAGTACCACAACTTCAAGTACAACCACAACGGTAGTTCCCACAACAACCACAACGACAACCTTGCCGCCAGTACCGACAGTAACCACCACAGAACCCACGACAACAACAACGACTTCTTCATCAACGACCCTTCAGCCTGCTGCCACAAGTACGACAAGCACCACAATAGCGGCTACAACGAGCACCACCATAGCCCCAACGAGTACTTCATCCACCTCTGTGCCTGTCACGACAACCACCTTACCCCCTCAGATGTCCCCTGTTGCCGCATTGCTTATTGCTACTGACTCAGCCGCCGTTGCCAAACTAGATGTTGCCGAAGCAGAGGCAGTGTTTGAGGCTTTAGTTTTAGAAGACTTGCCCCCTGACCAACTTGAAGAGATTATTGCTGCTGTTCAGGATGCCCCGCAGGAGATTCGTGAGGTTTTCGAGGCTGAAATAAATGTGTTTGGTGGTGCAGCAGATACTTATGTGCCTGTTGGCTCTTCTGTGGATGTAAAGACGAGGCGTGTTATTGTTGTAACGACAGCATTCATGATTGCTATCCCGCCAGTGCCTACCCGCAGAAAGATTTAGTATGAAGTTTCTCCTTGAAAATGTGTGGGTTTGGGCTGGAACCGCACTGGTTTTGATTACTCTCTCAGGGCAGACAAGGGCTTACGGGATATGGATTGCCGCCTGTGCGATTCTGATACAATTCATCTTGTCAATTCTAAATAAGGACTCAGAGTGAATATTCTTGTATTAAAAGATGTAGCGACCCGATTGGTGGCTTTGTTTGTTTCATCGTCTTTGGGCATCATCACAGGGACAGGCGTGATTCAAGCCTTTACTGACAAGGTTAATATCCCAATGTGGTTTCAGGCTTTGCAGGCTGGCGGGGCAGCAGTGGCTCTTGTGGTTTATGATTTGAGCAAGTCAATGAGTGACGGCAAACTGACCAAAGACGAAGTTGATAAGGCTTTCGGTGTGGACAGGTCGAAGCACGATGCCAAATAAATACACGGGCACCACTGACGGTGTAGCCAAAGGCAAAAGAGAAGGCACCGAGAAACTGGTTGAACTATGCAAAAAGCGTTATGGCTTTACTAATCTTGGTACTTGGGTTGTGCGTGAAATCAGAGGCAAGGTAGGGCAACTATCTGTTCATGCCACTGGTAGAGCCGCAGACATTGGTTACACCCCTAAGCAGCGGGCTGAGGCGGTCAAGGCGTTCGAATGGTTCACTAGCCCTGAGGTAGTAAAGGCTTTGCACATTGAAGAAGTCCACGACTACTCATTCGGCAAGTTTGGGCGTGGCTTCCGCTGCGTTCGCAAGGTCGGGCAACCGTTAGTGAAGGTATATAAAAACGAGGAAGAGTCAGCAGGTTCGATTGGTGGCAAATGGTTGCATATTGAAATCTCCCCTGACATGGCTGATGATGCCGAAGCCTTTGAGGCTGCTTGGCGAGCACTGCCTAAGCCTGCATAGGAAAACTTAATATGGAAACAACCATTGTCGTTGCTCTGATTACAACCGTTGGTGGTGTTCTTGTGGCTTTAGTGCAGGCATTTCGTAAGGAAACTCGCAACGCAAACGAGGCGAGGGTGGAAAACAGGGATGACCATCAGGTTGTTCAGGCACAATTAAAGATGATTTTCGGTTCTGTCACGAGACTTGATGATAAGGTTGACCAACACTTAAATCAGCATGGGGTCGAGAATGGGACTATTCGAAGAGATACAACACAAAAATAGCAACCGCAATAAGGGTGGGGTTCCAAGTCGTGTTGAAGAAATCTTAAAATACGAGTTAAGCGAAAAAGATGCTGCTGACCTATTTAAAGCCTTACAAGACAAAGGTGTGCCTCCAATGGTTATTGTCTCTGTGCTTAACAATCGCAATATCCCTTGTTCAAAAAGTTCCATTGACAGGTGGCGAAAACGGAAAGGTCTTTATGAGTCTTGAAGATGAGATTGCAGAACAGTCTGAGGCAGCAGAACATTTCGAACTGATTAAGGTCAGAAAACAAAGAGATATGCTGACTGCACAAAATGTGCGGCTCACTGACCGTTTAGAACAGGTTGAAAAGTCTCTTAGCATTGTTGATTCAATCGGTGAATACGACATTCAACCGCCGCATTGGTTAGTGCCTGCTCACCCCAAATCATCTTCAGGAACGCTTGTTGTAATGCTGTCGGACACTCACTTCGATGAGGTGGTTAATCCTGATGAGATGGAAGGCTTAAACGCTTACAACCGTGAGATTGCTGTTATGCGATTAGAACGCTGGACACAGAATGTCATTAAACTGGCGAGACATTATCTTTCAGGCGTGACCTATGACGGGGTGGTTGTAATCCTTGGTGGCGATATTTTTACGGGAGACATCCACGAGGAACTCGCTTTAACGAATGAGGACACCATGATTGGCTCTTTGCTGTTTTGGTCTGAGCAGATAGCAGCAGCAATATCGGTTTTATCTGTCGAGTTTAAGAAGTGTCATGTTGTCAGTGTCGTTGGTAATCATGGTCGCACAACCCGCAAGCCACGAATGAAGCAGAGAGTCCGAACAAACTTTGATTGGCTGCTGGCGAAGATGGTGGAACGCCACTTTTCGAAAGACAAACGAGTTACCTTTACAATCCCTGAGAGTGCAGATGCAATTATTAACATTTACCAACACGGTCACCTCATCACACACGGCGACCAAGTATCAGGTGGCGGCGGCATCGGTGGCATTTATCCCCCCATTATGCGAATGCGAGCAAGGAAAGAGGGGCGTTATCTACAAACAGGTAAGACCTTCAAAACATTATGGCTTGGTCACTGGCACCAATACATCAGCACACCTTCGATGGTTGTGAATGGGTCAATGAAAGGATATGACGAATATGCGATGCTTATGGGGTTCGGCTTTGAACAGCCGCAACAGGCTCTTGCGCTCATCACGCCTGAGAGAAACATCACTTTTCAAGCACCCGTTTTCTGCTTGGATAGAAAAAAGGAGAAATGGTGAGATGTATCCAATAGTTCTTGTTGAATGGGCTGACGCTCACCTGTCAGAAGGCGGCTGGCTTACGCTCGCTGATTATGAAGACGAAGGTGAAGTGATGGTCGAATCAGTTGGTTTTCTTGTGCCAGTGGGTGAGGCAGGTTCTAAGAAAGAGCATGTTACTTTGTGGCAGACAATGTCTGAGGGTGATGTCATTCACGCAATGCATATTCCAGTGGCGATGGTTCGCAAGATGAAGATTTTGGTTAAGGCTCAATAGTAGTATTAGTTGTCGGCGGTGTTCCCTTCTCCACCGTTCCGATGGGGCTGGAGTTGCTCGGTGCTTCGGTACCGAGTGACTCGCCTCTTCACAATAAAAAAATATCTTAAAAATATGTTTGACAAGTAGAGCGATTTAAGATACAGTCTTTATATGGCAAATACGCCATACGCTCAGAGAGGGGCAAAAATGATACAGGAAACACCAAATCGCTATCGGGTCGAGGCACTGCTACCCGTAGTAGGACACGGGAATCGGGAATCCTTTTGGGTAACCATCGGGGCGTGTAATCGCCTGTCGGAAGCGGTAGAAATCGAGACCAATGCTGGTACTGGTTTTTACTGGGATTTTCGTCTCGTGGAGGTCAAGTGATGAAAAAGGAACAATGGATAAACATCGCCATGATGCTTGTGGCTCAATCCAAAAGAAGTCTGACTGGTTGGGAAAGAGACTTTTCTGAGGCAGAAATAAAAGCACTCAGAGAAGAGTGGAACAAGAATGCGCATGACACGGATTACTGGAGGGACTAAATGAAAAAGCCGTACTGGACACACAAAGGCAGTCAAAGAAAGTTTTATACTTTTGAGGCGGCTCAGGAATCAGCAGAGATTATCGAGAAGATGGGCTTCCCGAAACCACCAACCACCTATCACCGAATGTTAGGTGCAATATGGGTGGCGACAACAAGCGAAGGAAACACAGAAAATGACTGACACACAATTCATAATCGTCTTTGTATCGGGCTGGATAATGAGTAATCTTTGGACACGACTAATGAGAGCAAGCCGTGAACTTCAGCCACAAGACATGACCGATTGGGAAAATGACAACAGGGGTTACAACTGATGACACACCCATTTGGCACACTGTAAATACCCGAAGGAGGGGCATGCAAAAAATACTCAAACCAAAACACGGTTCAATCGAGTGGCTTAGGCTGCGGCATCGTGACGAAGAAAACAAAGTGGTGTTCGGTGCCTCAGATGCACCTGCACTTATGGGTGCTTCCCCATATAAAACGAGGCAAGACTTATTCATCAACAAACTTCAGGAACCAACTGTCGGAGAAGACAAGCCTGAGTTCAGACGGGGCAACATTCTTGAACCGCTGCTGCTGGAACAGGCAAGCGACTTTTTCTCACGGGAGATTTTTACTCCTAATGTTGTTTATCGTGACGGAAGGTTCTCAGTCAGTTTGGATGGAGTGGACAACGAGAATGAGCCAACGGTCATTGTGGAAGCAAAGACCACAACTCGATATGCAATCCATGATTCCAGTGACCTGCCTCTCGAATGGCTTTGGCAAGGATGGTGTCAGCAGGGCGTCCTTAGCCAAGACAGAATGAACCCTGTACCTGTGTGGTTTATGGTGCTTGACCGTGACCAACGCTTCTCCTGTGTGCCAATGCCTGACAATCACGGTGCTTTCTCATCACTGAAGAGGGAAGCAAGCATTTTGGGTGGATGGGTTGAAAGCGGAGAACCTGCACCTGATGACATTGACAACTTTACTGCCGAACAGATAGCCAAGATTTACAAACCAACACCCACTGAAATCGAACTGACAGATGAGCAAGCCCAAATGATTTTGGAACTGGACATGGCTAAGGCTAAAAAGAAACAAGCCGAAGAGACAGAGACAAATCTGCGAAACGCCATTGCCCAACTGCTGCTCGGAAACGAGATTGGTACATACAGGGGCGAGAAGTTCGTGTCGTGGAAACAACAAAGAGGTCGCAAAGGTGTGAACATCACGCTTTTGAGAAATGAAAACCCTGAACTCGCTGCCCAATATGA